GGGGGAATAGCTTTGTTAGATGCATCTTTTAAAATTAAAGCAACTAATAAAGGTGAGGAGATATTGTTACAAGCAATTCAAGCTCCTTGGAGAGTAATCCTTAAGAACGCTGGTATAAAAGAAAAGCTTTCTGGTAAAGAAGGTTTTGGTATCAATGCTTTAACTGGTGAAATGGTTAATATGATAAAGAGTGGGATTATTGATCCACTGTTAGTTACTAAAAGCGCATTAAAGAATGCCGCGTCTGTAGCTACTACTATATTATCAACCGATTGTGTAATTAATAACTTAAGAGTTGGAAATGAAAGCAATAGGTAACAACATCATAATCGAAAAGAAAAAGGAAGGTCCTGTAGCTAAGACAGACGGAGGATTATTACTTACCAACGCTCAGAGACAAGACGTCAGATACAAAGAGGCTAGGATATTAAACTGTGGTGAATTAGTTGTAGGATTAAAAGAAGGTGATTCTATTTACTACGACAGACACGCGGGGCATAGATTAGAAGTAGATAAAGATATTTATTACGTTATTAAGTTACAAGATGTTGTAGTTGTTTTATGAGACTAACAGCGGGTGATTTAAAAGATCTTAATTTACTTAAACATTATAGAATAGTACGAAAGTGGGCATGTAAGAATAATGATTTGAACGATGCCGATTTAGAGCTTTTAATATATTTGGATTGTATTGAGTTGTTCTCAAAAAAAGATTTCATAACTGGTTCATACTCTTATAGCTGGGACAACAGGAGATGGAACAGACTTCTTAAAGAAGGTTGGATTGAGGTATGGAGAGAAAGAAATAGAACAACACAGATGTTTAATATATATAAGGTATCCTTTAAATGCAAGCAACTTATAATTAGAATGTATAAGATTTTGCTAGGAGAAGAAGATGTGCCTATAAGTACTAGAAGAAATAAAATAATGAAAGGACAAACTTATACCGATAAAGTACTAAGAGTTTCCATTAAAAATGTTAATAAAGATAAAAATAGATAAATATGATAAATGAACAACTACAAATAGATCCCTTAACAGGGATGCCTGTGCCTCAGGTTCCGCCAATGCAACAACAAGCTGCTCTTCCTGAAGTGCCAGGAAATGAACTTGGTTTTACAAGACCAGTATTCGATCCTAAAGATCAAGCAGTTGCTGCTGGGATTTTTGGTGATGTACAACAAAGACAGAACTCTGTTAATCCTCAGTTCATTAATCCAACATATTAACAATATAAATAAACAATTATGAAAGGTAAAAACGGAATTGTGGGAGAAAACGCTATATGGGATGGACCATTAAGTCAAATTAATAGACCCCACGGAAAAGGATCTAGTTCAGGAGCTAAAGGTATAAAGCTTAAGCTAATGCAACCTTGCGGTTGTATTGGTGATTGTGCTTGCAAGTTATCAGCGCCTATAACCTCAAAAGCTAAAATGTAAATATGGCCACTAAAGTTAATAAATCCGAAATGGCTTGTAATAAGCCTAAAAGAACTCCTAGCCACGCTAAAAAATCACATATTGTGAAAGCATGTTCAGGTGGTGTTGAAAAGATAATTAGATTTGGTGAGCAAGGTGCTAGCACTGCGGGTAAACCAAAATCAGGTGAATCTGACAGAATGAAAGCTAAAAGAGCTTCATTTAAGGCTAGACATGCTAAGAATATTGCTAAAGGGAAAATGTCTGCAGCTTATTGGGCTGATAAGGTTAAATGGTAATATGGCTTTTAAACTAAGACTAAATAACTATAAATAAACAAATAATGGTCAGCATGGCAGATGTGAGATTATACGGCTTAAATGCCATGACTTTAAGTGTAACAACCTTTTCAAATTTAGAAATGAGTTTAAAAATACTACTATTATTGATATCTATAGGCTACACAATTAGTCGGTGGATTAAATTAGCTGATAGTAAAAAGGAACAAGAAAACGACAATAAAAAAAATAATACAAATAAATAACATGCCAGATCCAGTAAAAGAAAAAGCTAAAAAACCGGTTGATCAAAATCTTATTGATAGCCTAGTAAAGCACGGAACCTTAGTTAAAAAAACACCAGTTAACGATAACAGGAGAGATATCTTCAAAAAAGCAAAGACAATGTCTAAGAAGGAAATAGCTAATTTACCTAATGAATTTCCTAAAGGTAGTGTAGCTCATAGAAGAATGAAAGCATTAAAAAAGAAAAATCAACCTTACTAAAAATAAATAAGATGGCTTTTAAAATAAGAAGTTATGTAAAACCAGGAGGTGAAGCTACTGGTAGTATGAAAGATTACAAAATCGGTAGTCAATCAAGAAGAGACGAATATACGGCTCGCGGTTGGGCTCAGGACGACACGACAAAAGTAGTTGAAAAACCTAGAGCTAAGGTTAAAGCTGTAGACGCAATTAAACCAGCGGAAGTGAAAGCTGCTCCTAAGGTTGAAAAAAAGTCTGTAACTTTAGAAACCAAGCTACAACCAAAAAGCGAAGTAAAGCAAACTAGATCTCAAAAAATTAGAGCTAAAGGTGAAGCTGCGTTGGCTAGCGGGAATAAAAGGAAAGCACATAGACTTAGAAAAAGGTACGACAGAGTAGAAGCTAGAGAGGCAAAAAGAAAAGAAAAAAAATAAGCAAATTGAAAAAAATATTCCAATGGCTTACAGGAGGCGTTATCAAGAATATAGGTGACGTCATCGATAAGCTTACAACTACCAAGGAAGAAAAACTTGAGGCACAGAGACTAATACAAGAGATATTAGAGAAAGCAGATAGTGATGCTCAAGAGCAAGTTACAGAACGCTGGAAAGCTGATATGGCTAGTGATAGCTTCTTGTCTAAGAATATACGCCCTTTGGTTCTTATATTCTTAACAGCGGTATTTACTATATTAGCGTTCTTTGATGGCAACATTGGAGGATTTTCTGTAGCAGAGCAATATGTACCTATATTCCAATCATTGTTGATCACAGTGTACGGAGCTTACTTTATAGGTAGAACGTGGGAAAAAGGAAAAAGATCAGGTAATAATAAATAAGTAATAAAAGTAAATTATGTCAAAAACAGTTAAATTAAATCAAATGGAAAACAAGATTACAGCAGAAGAGTTAAAATTAGTTCAAGAGAATCAAGGAAAAATGAATCAAGCACTATCTCAAGTAGGTGTGCTAGAGGCTCAAAAGCATGGACTAATGGGTTATATCCAAGAACTCAACAAAGAAGTAGAAGACAATAAGAAAGTCTTAGAGGAGAAATACGGGGCAATTAGTATCAATCTACAGGATGGTAGCTTCGAAGAGATCAAGAAAGAGGAAGAAGTAGAAGTAACTGAAGTAATAGAGGAGTAGTGTGTCTTCAGTTATAAGAAAAATCAGTATAGGCTCTGACTACAAAAATGATGCAATGCATTATGCGATAGGACAATCAGTTTATGGAGGTCATGAAATATCTCATATAATCTTTGAAGAGCTTGATGCTTCTTATAATATTTTTATTAAGAAAAACAACGAGGTGTTGCCATGGAAGAAATTCAATTCTAACATGGCTATCTCTGTTGAATACGACTTAGAATACTAATGAGAAGTGTATTTGATTTTATAGTTAAACCTATAGGAGGAAGATACAATAACGATATAGAAGTAGGGGATAGTAAATTGACATTAAATTCTAGTATAGAGAATTTTAAGTTTATAAACAATATAGCTGAAGTTATATCAGTTCCAACCGCTTTTAACACAGTTATAGAGCCTGGTGACACAATCATGATTCACCATAATGTATTTAGAAGATATTACAACCAAAAAGGAGAAGCTGTTGACAGTAGTAAACTTTTTAAGGAAAATCTTTATTTTTGCCAACCAGACCAAATTTATCTTTACAAGAGAGATAATAAATGGAAACCTATTGGTAAAAGATGTTTTGTAATGCCAATAGAGAATAAGAGCCTCTTCACTCTAGTTAAAGAGAAAAAGGATATTGGTATATTAAAAATCGGTAATAGCTCGTTAGAAGCGCTCGGTGTAGCCGAGGGTGACCTTGTCGGCTTCAAATCAAACAGAGAGTTTGAATTTATTGTAGATGATCAACGACTTTACTGTATGGAATCAAATGATATTTTATTGAAGTATGACAAACAAGGAGACGAAGTTGAATATAATCCAGGCTGGGCAAAAAGCAGTTGAGGAATTAATAAAAGTGGCGCAGGAAAAGATTGTTGACTCAGGAGAAGACATCTCAGCTGATAGACTTAAAAATGCTGCCGCAACAAAAAAATTAGCTATATTTGATGCTTTCGAGATACTTAATCGTATAGAGGCAGAAGAACAGCTATTAGAGGAAAAGCCTAAGGAAGTTAAACAAGAGAAGCAATTTAAAGGTTTCGCTGAAGGTAGATCTAAATAATGTACAAGCAGACATTAATAAAGATCGTAAAAGATCACATTAAGCCCGCAATACTTAAAAAAAATAATAGGTATAAGAAGTGGGTGTACGGTTATAACGCTGAATTCGATGTAGTTATAATAAGCAAGGATGGCACTATAGGAGATGTTGTAGAAATACAAAACTTAAAAATAGCTTTACCACTAGCTTCTAAGGAAACTTATAAATGTTCAGACGATGCTAACAAGCAAGTTTGGACTAAACTAGAATATCCTAAAGCCTTAGCTAAAATAAAAAGCGTATTCGATTGGGATCAATATCCTATGGATTTCAAAGAAGAATGGTATGAATATATTGATAAGGAGTTTGAAAGAAGGGAGAAAGGTTTTTGGTTCTATAATAACGGGAAGCAAACTTATATTACTGGCACTCATTACATGTACCTGCAGTGGTCCAAAATTGATGTTGGGGCAGCAGATTATAGGGAGTCAAACAGAATATTCTTCTTATTCTGGGAGGCTTGCAAAGCAGATGTCCGGTGCTACGGTATGGCATACCTTAAAAACAGAAGGTCAGGATTTTCATTTATGGCCTCTGGAGAGACCGTTAACATGGCGACAATGTCAACAGATTCCAGGTTTGGTATCTTGTCAAAGTCCGGTGCAGATGCAAAGAAAATGTTCACAGACAAAGTCGTACCAATTTCACTTAACTATCCGTTCTTTTTCAAACCAATTCAAGACGGAATGGATAGACCAAAAACTGAACTTGCGTATAGAGTTCCAGCTTCGAGACTTACAAGAAAAAAATTAAACGAAGGATTAGCAGAAGAAGAATTAGAAGGTCTTGATACCACTATCGACTGGAAAAACACTGGTGACAACTCCTATGATGGAGAAAAATTAAAACTATTAGTACACGATGAGAGTGGAAAATGGGAAAGACCAGATAATATATTAAACAATTGGCGAGTTACAAAAACATGTCTAAGACTAGGTAGTAGAATTGTTGGAAAATGTATGATGGGTTCAACCTCTAATGCTTTAGATAAAGGAGGAGGAAACTTTAAAAAGCTTTACAATGCATCAGACGTCACAAATAGAAACCGCAATGGTCAGACTAGTTCAGGATTATATAGTTTGTTCATACCTATGGAATGGAACTACGAGGGATTCATTGATTCTCACGGACTACCTGTATTCAATAACCCGAAAAAAGAAAGAGTAGATCCTAGCGGTACACCAATAACAATAGGTGTTATAGAACATTGGGATAATGAAGTAGAAGGACTAAAGAGTGATCAAGATGGTTTAAATGAATATTACCGTCAGTTTCCTAGAACAGAGAAGCACGCTTTTAGAGATGAATCTAAAATGTCTTTATTTAATTTGACAAAGATATATGAGCAAATAGATCACAATGAGGAGTTTGCTAATAATAAAATGGTTACTAAAGGTAGTTTCCAATGGACTGATGGTATTAAAGACACAACTGTTCAGTTTGTGCCAAATAAAGACGGTAGATTTTTAATCAGTTGGGTTCCACCTGCTAATCTTCAAAACCGTATAGTACTAAAGAATGGATCTAAACATCCAGGGAATGAGCATATTGGTGCTTTCGGATGTGATAGTTATGATATATCAGGTACGGTTGATGGTAAGGGTTCTAATGGAGCTTTACACGGTTTAACTAAGTTCAGCATGGAAGATGCACCTATAAATATGTTCTTTTTAGAATATATTGCTAGACCTCAAACAGCTGAGATATTTTTTGAAGATATATTAATGGCATGTGTATTTTATGGAATGCCGATATTAGCTGAGAATAACAAACCAAGATTATTATATTATTTCAAAAGAAGAGGCTATAGAGGGTTTTCAATAAACAGACCAGACAAGTTACTTCATAAATTATCTGTTACAGAAAGAGAGATCGGTGGAATACCTAACTCTAGTGAGGATATTAAACAAGCACACGCTGCTGCAATTGAATCTTATATAAACGACTTTATCGGCGCTAAAGAAACAGGTTATGGAAATATGTATTTTCAAAAAACCTTAGAAGAGTGGGCTAAATTCGATATAAACAATAGAACAAAGTTTGATGCAACGATTAGTTCTGGATTAGCTATAATGGCTTGTAATAAAAACAAATATACTCCAGTGTACAAACAAGAAAAGAAACCAATATCATTGTCTTTTGGTCGATATGACAACAATGGTAGTACTTCAAAAATAATACGATAAATGATTTCAAAAAGCGTAAATAGTACTTTCCCAAGCCAGGTTGTACCTGATGTAGAAAAGCAAAGCCTAGAATACGGTTACAAAGTTGGTAGAGCCATTGAGAATGAATGGTTTAGCAGCGATAGTGGTTCGGGTTCAAACGGGAGGTTCGGCAGTAATTGGCAGAACTTTCATAAATTACGTTTATACGCTAGGGGCGAGCAATCTGTTAAAAAATATAAAGATGAATTATCTACTAATGGTGATTTGTCTTATCTTAATTTAGACTGGCAGCCTGTTGCTGTACTTTCAAAATTTGTTGATATTGTTGTTAACGGTATGACAGATAAGGGATATGAGATAAGATCGTATGCTACTGACCCATTTGCTATTCAGCAAAGAACAGACTATGCTAAAGGTGTAGCGCAGGATGCTTTTGCTAAGGATTTAATAGCCAAAACTAAAGCAAACACTGGGGTTGATTTATCAAGCACAAATATACCAGCAGACCAGTTGCCTACAAGCCCTGAGGAATTAGAACTTCACATGCAGTTGTCCTATAAACAATCCGTAGAGATAGCTGAAGAGGAAGTTATAAATAATATTTTAGATTTTAATAGATATAAAGAAATAAAGAAAAGAGTTGCTCAAGATCTGGTTATACTAGGTATTGGCTGCGATAAAACAAACTTTAATTTATCAGAGGGGATTACTGTTGATTATGTTGATCCTGCTAATTTAGTTTATTCTTACACAGAAGATCCTAATTTTGAGGATATATATTATGTAGGAGAAGTAAAAGGAATATCTTTACAGGAGCTAAAAAAACAATTCTCTCATTTATCAGATGCTGATTTAGAGGAAATTCAAAAGACTCCGGGTAGAACTAATTATTCTAGACAAACTAATGGACAGAGTGATGATTACAATACCGTTCAAGTATTGTACTTTGAATATAAAACATACACTAATCAAGTATTTAAAATAAAGCAAACAGATCAAGGTCTTGAAAAAGCTTTAGAGAAGCCAGATTCTTTTGACCCACCAGAAAGTGATAACTTTAATAAAGTATCTAGATCAATAGAGGTATTATATAGTGGAGCTAAGATACTAGGCCAAGATAAAATGTTGCAATGGGAGTTGTCTGAAAATATGACAAGACCTTATAGTGATCAAACAAGGGTTGAAATGAATTACTCTATATCTGCACCAAGAATGTATAAAGGCAGAATAGATAGTTTAGTTAGTAAGTGTATAGGCTTTGCTGATATGATTCAGATAACACACTTAAAAATACAACAAGTGCTATCAAAGATGGT